CATTTACTTTTTTAGAGTTATCCTCTCCCACAATTTTGGATTCTCTTAAAGGATTCATAAAAGCACCATGAGTGGATGGATTAGAAACAAAATCAAATGCAATCAATTCAAAATCTTCTTGAACCTCTAAGTACTTATCCTTATCTTCTGTAAATACTTCTTTAATGGATCCTACACCTCTTGAACTTATCCCTAAAGTAATTCCAGATGCTATTATATTTTTAAGTATGTTACCTGCAGGAGTATTAAGGATTTCTACTTCTCCCATTAAATCATCTCCATTCCACCACATTTTTGTAACGTGATGTGATGCATTAGCTAAATTTACCACAGAAGAATCAGGATGGTCACACTCTCCTAATGCTCTTCTCTGTTTTACAAATTCCTCATTATATTTATCGGATTCTCTTCTTAATATATCCATAGGATATACCCTACCGTTTTGGTTTTTAGCACCTGCTCTTTGTAATACTCCAGATACTTGTAATGTTTGATTATTCGCAATAGCCTCTCTTAATAGAGAAACATCCGCATTAAAAGGTAAATATTCTAAAAGTAATGCTTTATTGTTCATTATCAATTATTTTTTAATTTATTCATCTTCATTTAAAGATTTCCTAAAAATTGTGTACTTACTTGACTTGGGTGCTACCTTACCTTTACCACCATAAGTCTTATAAGAATTAGACTTTTTCTTCTTTTTATCTTTTTCTCTTGGAGGAGTAGCTGAAAATATGTTGGGAGATTGATATCCTGCTACGTTTGCTGATACATTCTGTTCTGACAAGTCTTTAGGTATTTCTGCTATAATAACTTTAGGAGTCATACCTAAAGCAGATGCTGTAGATAATCTTGTATTACCTGCAACTAAGTGATATCTATCGTTAAACTTTACTATTAATGGTCTATCGTAGGTATCAGATTCTAATTCTTTTTTTAATTTTAAAGGATTAGTTTTACCATACTGTTTAGCAATATCTTGTACTTTCTTAAAGTCTCCTTTCTCTATTTCATTGGATTCTGTGTTTTCTAGCTTCTGCCAAACTTTTTTATCTAAAGTAACTTCATCAGCATCATAAAATAATTGTTTAAGTTCGCTTAAACTTATATCTATGTCTTCATTCCGCTTTAAGTACTGCACAACTCTCTTGAGCTCATCCAATTCCTTGTCTATTGAGGTGTTTTCTAATAGTACAGATAATTGATACATCAAAGAGTTTCTTCTCATAAAAACTTACTTTAACTCTTTTATAAGTTCATAATATCTTATTAAGGAGAGATAATGACTTTCAGTAATAAAATTAGAAGTTCTAACTTTAGGAAGTAATTTAAGTATTTCTTCTAACTTTATTTTTAAAACTGCATTTGTATTCTTTGATAAAATACTTTTTAAATCCTTCTCAATAATATCTGTATGTTCAGATATAAATTCTTTAGTATCTTTTGTATCAACAGAATTAAATATAAAATGTCTTAAGATACTTTTCTGATTCTCATTTAGATTTGAAGACCATTTACTGTTAAATCTTTCTGTTAACAATTTAAAAGTTAAAGACTTTAATTCAGGATCAACTGATTCCATTAGCTCCTGCTTCTCTATAGGAGCATCTAAATTATTAGTAATATGATTTGCAATAGCAAGTTTATTCTTTAAAAATAAAGAAGGATTATCAGATTCTTTATTTTCAAACACATTGTAGATAGAAGCATAAATCTTATAATTATCTATTTTAGTTTTAAGGAATATATCTTTATCAAAATGTTTTTGGATATCCTTAATTAAATTATATTTATCGGACTGTAGTTTTTCTTCATTAATTAAGATTCTACTTTTTATTGCAGCATCTATTAACTCGACAGCATAATTAGAATTTTTTTCTTTCTCTTTTATCAAAGAATTATAAAGATTTAATTCTTCTCTTAAAGGTGATCCTTTATAAAAATACTTTTTTAAAAATTTAAAACTTATAGGATTATCGCCCTTAAGAACATCACTTGTCATTTGTCTTATGAGTAGCTCATAAAGAAGACCAGTATTCTTGATTTTCTTATGTTTAAATTTATTCGACATTTATGCTATGATTATTTAATATAAATATATAGTTAAGATTTTAAGATATCATTTAAAGGTCTTTTACCAAAACTGTCTTGTAATTGTTGTAAAAGTTTTTTATTTTCCATAGATTCTGCTTTAGAAGAAAATCCTGTATCAGACATAGTTCTCTTAAAGCCTAAAGGGTCTCTTCCGTTTGATTTATCTCTATCAGTTCCAAACTTTGTTAAAGATTTAGGTCTACCTCCTTCTTCTCCAAATTCCCCACCATCACTAACTTCTGGTTCTTTAGAAACATGCATCTGTGCTATAGTGTGAGGAGTTCCTTTAGCCTCTCCAGATTCTCTAGGGTCATTACCTTCATTTGCTATTTGGTCCATTCTCCATTGAGTAACTTGGTCTCTCATAATCAAATCCTCTTCGTCTGTCCACTCGTCTCTACTCATATTAAGAACATTCTCAAATATATATTTTCTAGAAACTAACTTAGATTCTTTCATAGCAGTTGCTAAATTAACCTTCTCTGTCATAACCTCAACTCTTTGCCTCTCATATACAATGGAAGGATTATTTAAACTTAACTCAAAATCAATAAGAGATGCATCTGAATATCCCTGGAGAAATAGATGAATAACTGCTATCTTATATAATTCTGATTCGAATATACTTTGTATCCTTTCTATAGTTCTTGCAAATCTAACATCTTCTGCTGCAAGTACTGCCTTTCCCTCTAAATTTTCATCATATCCTAAAAATGCTTTAGGTATCTTTAATGCAGCCATCATCTTCTGCTTAATATAATCAACGTCTTCTATAAACCCTGAATTATCCAACCCATCTAAAGTTTCAATTTCGGTTTGACTATCTCCTCCCCTAACAGGAATATAAATGTCTTCAAGCATATTCTCAAGATTAAACTTCAGATTATATTGCCCTGTTTTCTCATCCATATATGGAATCTTTTTTGTATCATCCATAATCTTTCTCATATACTGGTCAATTTCTTGGGGAGAAAGATTACCTACTGCAATCTTATAAACTCTTCTTTGAGGAGCTCTCATAACTCTATGAATCATCATAGCATCTTCCATAAGGGCAAGTCTCTTAAATTCTCGTCTTGCAGGTTCTAGCATAGAACGACCATAGGGTAAAAAATTGGTATCTGATAAAAGTCTAAAATGAGCAACCTCATAATATTCGTATTCCTCTTTTAAGAATGGGTTTCTATTAGTTAAAGGTTCATACTTAAACTTAACATCATAAGGATTATAACCTGCTACCCCTACTTCTCTGTCTTCTATATTCATACTTGGATTCATTCCATTCTGAACTATCTCCATACCTTCCATTCTTTGCACATCATAGGATGACATAGGGATAACATTTACTACCCCTAACTCTTCATCTAAATCTAAAGCAAGATAAAAATCTCCATACTTACAAGCATTTCTTACCCATGCCCATAAGTTAAATTCGATATTAAGAATATCGTAAAATAAGTTATGTAATATTTGCTTTACTTTATCATTTGGAGAATTTATATTTAAAATAGTGCCATCTGGAGATCTCATAGTAGACTCATCTGCATAAATATCTAATGCTGATGCTAAAATGGGATCTTCATCCATTGCTTCATAATCTCTATACAATTCTAATTTAGTAGCAAAGAAATTAGTAGAAGTGTTCGGAGTATAATATCCGTGAGATTTATAAGTATGAACCCCAGTATATCTACCTCTATAAGCACTATCTCTTGTTCCTACCGACTGTAGTTTAGAAGTGTCGTATACCTTTAATTTATTTTTACCTGTTCTTCTTACAATTACTTGAGTAGAAAACAGTTTAGATAGTCTTGACTTAAAAGATGATTCAGCCATATAATTCTTTTTTATTTTTGTTAGTCATCTCCCAAAAAAAATAGATAACTATTCTATATTTAAATATAATTAAAAAACAATTTGTTGATTATAATAGCCAATTCAAAGTATCTGATTCATTGTGTGGTAACTTTTGACTCCAAGATTCTGAATTTTTAGGGGAAGATGAATAAAAAGATCTCTTAAAATTATCAAGAGTTGCTCTATGCAATTCGATTCCTTGTTGTCTTAATTTCAAAGCAGTATCTCTAACCCAAAATGCCATTGCCCAAGACATAGTTAAATCATCGTGATACCCTCTTTGAGCCTCTGCCCTACCATTCTTCCAAATAAATGTATTGAACTCGTCTAAAGACCTCTTGCTCCTACATATGGGAGACTTTTCTCTAAAGTAGGTCTCTAATTTAGAAATCATAACAGGTCTTGTTTTGCTATTTATGGAAACCCCTGGAGTCATTTTGCTTCTATCTTGTAAATCGTAAGATCTACTTAAATGTTTATGAGAATCCACATAAGGATCATTCTTGTAATGATAAAACAAATTCTTATAATCTCTATCTAATGCAACTTGTACAGTATCCCATCCCACCCCATTATTATCAATAATTAATAAAGCATTATTCCATTCAGATGCTACTGATACCAACATATTCCCATAATCTTTGGTGCTTATAGAACCCTTGTATTCAGCCACTTGAACTACATTCTCTACATCAATAACTACAAAAGCACTTTCATCTTCTCCATCTCCCCTAGCTACATCAGCAGAAACAATATAATTTTTTTGATAAGAAGGATATTCCCATATCCAATAGTTTGCATCAAAACCTCTTCTTTCTAAAGGTTCTTGTTCATGAGTTTCTTTATACCATTGTATTATAGGTCCATCTATTACGGTGTGTCCTGAAGTGATAAAGTCGCAATCATTCTCTTGTGCGGCCATTTTAGGACCTAATAAATCATCCTGTGCGTCTCTCCAAGATTGGTCTCTTTCTGGATGCACATGCCAAGGTAATCTAATAGAGAAAAATTCTTTTCCTTGTTGAGCATCTACCCACTTTTTATGGAACAAGTTACCTGTTCCATTAGGAGACGATATAAGTAATGCAGAACCTCCTGTGGAAAGAGTTGATTGAGCAGCAGTCCAAATCTCATCAATTATATCAATGTGAGCAGCTTCATCTACAACCAATAAGGATAATGCTTCAGAACGACCTGCATCTACAGAAGCAGCAACTGCTTTTACTTGAGATCCATTCTTTAATCTAAGACTAAGTTTATTGTCTTCTAAAGTATTCCCTTTTAACCAAGAAGGTAAGTTTTCGTGCATTACACGAACCTTCGTTACCAAGTTCTTTGCAACTTCTTGCTTTGTAGCAATTACCAAAACGTTAAAATCAGTATTAAAAAGCATTTTATATAGAATATATCCTGCAGTTAACGTAGATAATCCTAACTGTCTTCCCTTGTTAACTATAACAAATCTATTCTCTTCAAAATCGAAAAGACATTGCTCTTGATAAGAAAATAAATGAAAATGTATTTTGCCTTTTTTAGGATGTTGTATTAGGCAATATTTTTTCATAAAGTGTACAGGATCTACACTACATCTTTTGTATTCATCGGATATTACTTCCTTTAAACTTCTCTTCCTTGTTTGATTTTCCGACATTATTTAACATTTGCCACAATAGTAGAAGAAAAGTATATAGTTCCAGCTCCTACAATAAACCATACTATAGGCTTATCCCAAAAAGCTCTTCTATTTGCTTTTATGTATTCTTTATAACTATCTAAACTCTGTTCCATAAGGCTATATTGAGATTCTCTAACCTTTATGTATCTTTCTTTATAAGTCAATAAATCAGATAACTCTTCATTACCTTTCTTGTACTCCTCTATAAGCATCTGATTTAGTTCTTGTTTTCTATTCAAAACATCTACTTCGGTTTGTAGAGAATCTATATAACTATTTATTCTTATTAGTTCATCGGAAGTAAATACAGTATCTGATTGGCTGTATGATATATTGCCTAAAAATACCATTACTAATAAAATAACTAATCTTTTCATACTATAGATTTTTTAATTTTTTAGAAATTTTTGAGACATCTCGTTCAGAGTTTATATTTTCTTTAGATATATCATTTTTTAATTTTTCTATTTCTTTTATTTTATTTTGTATATCTTCTATTTTAGATTCTCTATTTCCTATTTCATTCTCTATATCAGATTTAATTTTATCTAAATTTTCAGATTCATCTTCCAAATCTTTTACAGTCTTCTTAAATTTATTATTATAGGATTTAGTCCTTCTTGCCAAGAATATTTGTAAAGTTAAAACACTAACAATAATTATAGATATAAAATTCTTAACTAAACTATCTAAAGTAGATGTTCCTGCTGAAGATTTCTTTTTAAATAAAAAATAAAGTAATACTATTATTACAAGACTCCCGCCAATATAGTAGTAAGTTTCAGATTTTTTAAATAATTCTATTATTGTATTAAGTTTTTCCATTTTTTGGTTTTTCTAAAGGAGTTAATATATCATTTTTTAATTTATAGAAATCCTTATCTATTTTATCTAATAGAGCTTGTTTATTCTCGGATTTCCAAACTTCCTTACTACCATCTTCTTCTACATACTCTATGGTTTCTAAAGCCTTTTTAATTACTTCCTTCTCTACTTCAGCATCTTTAAAAAAGGCTTTAGCTGATTCTAAATGCCTCTGTCTTTCATATTCTTCGAATTCTCCATTTGCTTTAAGATAAGTTTCGTACTTAGCTAAACAATCCAAGCACATACCATGCACATCCCTAATTTTCTTATCGTGCTGAGTGTATTTAGCTGTTTTCTTTTTTTCACAAGTATCATAACAGTTAGGGTAAGAGTTTAACTCTTCCCTAACTTTATCTAATATTTTTGTTATCTTTCTTCTTTTAACTCTGTATCCTTGCTTCTGTTCCCATTCAACAACATCTCCATTTGGAAGAGTCTCATCCCACACATCTCCAACTTTCCTAATTGATGTATCCTTCTTTCCCTCATATCCTACTGTTGTTTTACGTTGGAAACGATGCTCACCAGTCAACATCTCTTTAACTGCCTTTATATTTTGTAACTTTGCCATAAATTTTAATCTTTTGTTTTAAACTTATTTGATACTGAACGTCTTACGTCTGCAATACCCATTCCAGGTAACTTGCTTACCAATTGAATAATAGCATCTGCTTTCTCTCTACTAGAACTCATTCTAGATAACCTCTGTTTAAAGGTCTTTCCGACTGATGAATCTAAAAAATCGGAAACTGCTTTATAAGAATCCACAGGTTCTTCTTTTGGTTCTTCCTGTTTAGGTTGACCTTTTTTAGATGATTTTCCTTTAGATTCTTTTATGAGTTTTAATAATTTCTGAATATCTTCTAAAGTAATATCTTTTGATTTATCTTGTTGATTAGGTTTAGGTTTTTGGGATGGAAGATCATGTACTACCTTAACCAATACTTGTTTATTCACAACTCCTGTATCATAAATAGAATTCAGTAAGTCCTTAAATAATCCTAATGCCTTTTCTCTTGTTAATTTTTTGTCTTTTAAGCCTGTGCTTAAAAACTCGAAACCTCTTAATATTTTTTGACCAAGTTTCTTCTTTTCAATTTCTGAAAGTTGTTTATAGTTATTGGTTTCTTCCTCCAAATATTTATCTTTATCATCAGCGTTTGCCCAATCTGAATAAGACGTATCTTTAAGTTTATCAATCTTTGGGTCTTTAATAATTTCTGCTTTTAAAGTATTAAAAAATCTTATTAATTTACTTCTTAAAGAGCTTGGAAGTTCTAAATAATCAAAAAATCCCATTTTAGTTTCTAAAAAAGGTTTACTATCAGTAGGATTTTTATATGACCAAACACCAAAAATACTATTGTTTCTACCATCGAAGTTGCTTACGTTTCTATAGTAATCATCCGTGCTTATAATTCTTTTTCCTTCTTTGCTAAACCCCTTTTTGGGTTCTACTAAGCCAGAGTCTCTAATAGTAGCGACAATATAAGCAGGGTCGTTTTCCGAAAAAGGACCTGTATCGTCACTAGAGTCAAAAAATATAGACTTTCCTACACTACCACTAAATTTTAGAGCATGATACATTTTATAGTGTTTATCATAAACAAGTATATTTTCAGCATGTTTGTTAATTTCGTCTACAATAGCTTGCAATTTATTTTTATATTCTTTAGGCACTTCAGAAAAATACCTTACTTGGTCTTTTAACTTACTAGCTTTAAACTCGTCAGGCAGTTTAAAATCATCGTTTTTGCTATGGTCTTTTAATTTGAATCCCTGTCTATCGTACCCATACTTTATAGCAGCTTTTTTAGCTGCTCTATTTCTTAATTGTGGACTTAATTCTTTTAATATTTTACTCATAATTAATATTTACTATAAATATACAATTTTTAATTTAAAATAGATTCGCAAAAGTCTAACGCTCTTTCTATTATATGATGCATATCATAGTATTTATATTCTGCTAATCTTCCCCCAAAAAAAATGTTGGGAGATGCATCTGCCAACTCTTTATATTTAGCATACTTTTTATTGTTTTCTTCATCATTTACAGGATAGTAAGGTTCTTTATCTTTTGTATATTCTACAGGGTATTCTTCAGTAATTATGGTAAAAGGAGTATTACTATTCTCAAAATGCTTATGCTCAATTATTCTTGTATAAGGAACGTCTATATCTGTATAATTCATAATAGCAGTTCCTTGGTAATTATCTTTTCCAATCTTAAAATTTATAAACTCCGTAGTCTTATATTCTAATTCGCCAAACTTATAATCAAAAAACTTATCTATTGGTCCTGTATATATTAAATTTTTATGGTTAGGTAAGTTATCTTTATGTTCAAAATAATCTGTATTTAATACAACATCTATACCATCTAATAGTTTCTCAAAAATCTGAGTGTAGCCTCCAATAGGAATACCTTGGTAGGTATCATTAAAATAGTTATTATCAAACGTATATCTTATAGGAAGTCTTTTTATTATCTCTTTAGGTAAAGTATGAGCAGGTCTTCTCCATTGCTTTTCAGTATATCCTTTTATTAGTTTTGTATAAATTTCTTCTCCCACAAATTTTATCGCTTGTTCTTCTAAATTTTTAGGATTACCTATATGAGAAGATTCTTTCTCTATTTTTTCTTTTACTTGTGATGGAGTTAAGTTACCCCATAATTTTGTAAATGTCCACATATTAAAAGGTAATGAGTACAGTTCATCCTTATAGTTTGCTACAGGAGATAGTCTAAAATTATTAAACTCTACAAATTGATTTATCCACTCCCAAACTTTTTTATTAGATGTGTGGAAGATGTGTGGACCATAGGTGTGGACATTTATACCATCTACATTCGTAGTATGGCAATTACCCCCAATATGATTTCTTTTTTCTAATACCGCAATATTATATCCCCTCCTCTTCAACTCATATGCACATATAGAAC